TAATGGCGGTCTTCCCCTTTTTCGCAATGGAGGCTTGCTTTGGTTTCCCTGCAAATTTTGCCCTTTGTTCCACGACCGTAAGGATTTGTATTTTGCGAGCATAAGGTTTTTTAATTCTTTTAACTTTTGCAACAGTAGCCCTAGCGTCTGCTGGAGTAGCGTATTTAATGCTAACAGTATCTTTTGGATTTTCATCGGTATATAACCTCCTTCCAGAACCTTTAGGTTTTTTGCCAGTACCTACTTTAGGATCTTTTCTTTTTCTTTTTGCCATTTTTTATAAGACTCGATAATGTTTTAGCTTGTCCTTGGTGTGTTTTTACAGCTTTTTTAAGACCTTTGATAACGCCTTTTATTTTCTTTTTCATAATTATCCTCTCTTTGTTTTTTTCGCCGCTTTAAAATGTTTAGCAGTTGGACGACCCTTCTGTCCTGGTTTACGCATTTTTTCGCCACTTCCTGCTTTAATTCTTTTTCTTTTTGCATGTATGTTCCTATATAAACTCATTTTTTAAGATTCTCCCTAGCAACGCCTTTTGTTTTTTCAAAACTCCGCATACCACCTAGTCCTAATAACGATAACGTAAGTGTCATTAATTCACCAGTATTTAATTCGGGAAGTTGTATTTCAGGCAACCATATGGCAGTAGCCCACTCTGCAATAGGCATAATAAAAAATTGTGTCAATAAGCCTAAAGCACAGATCCACATAATCGCAGGTCTTGCTCCTGCAACAAATAAACTTGGGTGTTTTGCTTGTTCTGTATTTGCTTGTATTTGACCTTTTGCTAACGCTTGTGCATGTTTCTCTGCCATCGTAGCAAGGTCATGTGCTAACTTATTTTTAGTGTCTTTGTCCTCTATAAACTTACCAAGTAGTTTTGTAGCAGGACCGATTAGTGCTTGTAACATTACCAAAGCCTCACTCTTTTTTCATCTACCTTAACTAATTTACAAAAGCATGAGTATCTTTTTTGATCTTCACCTATGACAACATATTGCTCAGTAAGATGTTTTTTAAAATACCCACAAGTGTTAACATTTTCAAAATGTAAAACTCCCGCAGGAGCTCCTGATAAATAACACATCAATACAAAAGCTGGCTTCACTTAACACCTTTGAACTTAATACCTTGAGTCGCCGCTCCACCACCACGACTCACCATACCTGTTGCCTCCATATCAGCACGATTATCTCTGGCTCGCATTCTTACAGAACCACCCATGCTAAATTTTTGTCTTGTCATTTTAGAAGTTGGTACTACACCACCTTTAGCCATACCACTTTCTGTCATTCTACGAATATCATCTTCAAGCATGTCTTTTAAATCATCGTAGTTTGGGTTGTCTGGATCAAGCTCTCTTAATTGTTCTTGTAGCTCTTTTAATCTATCACTCATTTTACTCTCCTTATCCTATTGGTAATAATGAACTTATGCCCATATCTTGTACGGGAATATTAAGTTGTATTCTATTGTCAATTTTAGTTTCACCAGTTATGGGATCTTTAACTACTTGTGGACCACCTATAAGAGTAGATCCTTCTGGTAATAAGTTTTCTATAGTGGGGGCTATTTGGTTGATTCCATAATTAACAGCTCCACCCATAACATCAGGGTTTGTAATCATATTTCTAATATCTTGCATATTAAAAGCTACATCAGTACCAGTATTCAAATTTCTATTTTTATTCATACCATCTAATATTGCCAATGTTGAATCACTTAAATTAGCTCTATCTAAATTTTCTATTATCCCATCTTGAATTTTTCTGTCCCCTTGTAGGGTTCTTCCCATCAAGGGATTAGGATTTAAAGGATCACCTCTGAACTGAAAATCACCAGACATTGTTCTATCGTACAATGAAGTTCCAGGCGTTGTCGCTGAAATTAAATCATTTAAAGATATGTTACGAGGCAAGTTATAATCAGATCTACGAAAGTTTTGTGCAATCTCGCCTTCACGCAATAATTCTTCTACACGTCTATTTTTTTCAACTTGCTCAGCTATGTTTCTGGCTGTTTGTTCTCTTTGATTAACTAAATCTAAGGCTTTGTCAAAATCATCTCCAACGCGACTTGGTTCAAATTTTTTCTCCTGCTGTTCTTTGTCAAAACCAAATCTTCTAAAACCAGTATCACCAAAAGTTTCGTCATATAGATCTTTACCTTTTTCGTAAACTTGTTGACCTTTCTCTATTAAACTATTAATAATCCCCATGATACCAAGCTGAGGCATGTTTTGTATAAACTGTTCACCCCTAGAAAAATACATTTTACCGTCTTCTCCACGGATTTGTGGTCGTAAATCTGAGGGGACCTCTAAGTTTTGTCTGCCAGCGAATCTTTTAGCTGTAGGATATGTTCCAATAATTTCGTTTCCAGGAAGTAATCCTCTTTGTATATTCAGAGCTTGAGCATAAAGTGGGTCATAAAATCTTGAGCCCCTAATATTTGAACGTCGCCCTCCAACTGTAGGTCTAGCTATAATATTTGCAACAGCTCGTGCATAATTATCTCGGTTTTGTTGATCTGTATCTGAGTCACCTGATGAAAAAGGTGTACCAGTTTGTGCTGAAGCTAACTCGCTTAGTCCTGCTTGACCAACTTCATCTGCTGTTCCAAATATTTCACTCACTGTTTTTTCCTTTGTTCAACAATAAATCTTGCGTTTTGTGCTCTCATATTAGCTATATCTTCTGTAGTATCAATACGATCTTTTTGTATTAGCGTATTTGCTTGTAGCTTTTCTTTATTTAACTTTAATTGCTCAGCATCATTCATGGCTTCTTGCATTTGTGCTTGTTCTTTTAGTTGTAATTCTTTTGCTTTTAAGTCTACAAGTGGATCACGCTGTTGTCCACCTAGCACTTGACCCTCTTGTTCAAAATACTGTGCTAGTAATTCAGCTTCTATTTGTGCTAATCTTGCATCAGCCATTTGTGGTTGTAATTGTCCAGCTTGTACCTCAGCTCTTATTTGGTTACTAGCTTTCATGCCTATGTGTTCAAAAATATGTTGTTGTAGAATCTGTATCATAGCAGGATTACTTCTTACAGTCATACTTGACATGTAACTTAAATGAGCAGATATGTGTGCGTCATGGTTTTGCTCAGGAAACGCCCTTAACGAAGTTTGACCACCTAGAGCTGACATAACTTTTCCATTCTCAATAACTGCGTTCATTGGCATTGGTTGTGGTGGAGGAGGTAATAATTGTTCTACATTATCTACACCTAAACTATTATAAACTCTACGATAAGCCTCATACAAATTGTGCATTTCTGGTTTGCTACTCGCCAACTTTAATTGCTCTTGTGCTAAACTAATCCTTTGCGACATACTAAAAATATTAGGATTAGCTATAGGAACAATATCAATACGATCACTAAAATCTTGTGCTTTATCACCCTCTTCTAAATAAGGGTACTTACCACCTTCTTGAGATATTAAGTCTGCAATAAGTTTAAATTCTTGTTTCATACTATTGTACAGACGTTTATGTACTGCACTTATAATACGACTACCTCTTTCTAATAAAGCTATTGTTGTACCAACTGGCATCTCTTGATTATTCACATTGCCAGTACCCATATCTGTGGTCCCAACAAATTTTTGAGCCGCTTGAACCACGAAACCGAGTAGTTGAAATAGTGTACCACTCGGTTCTTGGTAAGGGAGGTTAAAGAATGAATTTTTAAGTTGGTCACCAACCACATCTACATCACGCCACTCTCCTGGACGTAATGGTTCATCATCATTTTTTATTCGTAATCCTCTAGCTTTAAAACCAGAGGGCATGTTTGCAAGTGTTCCTGAGTCAATTAATTGTCTTAAATTAGCAGTCGCCGCTCTTGACAAGTTCCCTAGTAAATGTATGAGTCCATTACCATAAAAACCTAGTCCAGGAGTAAACATATAGTGGACAAAATACTGTTTTTTGTTTTTAAAAGCGTCATTTGGGTCATAATTACGGTAAATCGACAAAACTTCACCGTTTTCAGCACTTATGGTAACGATATAAGGTAATTTAACACCAGTTTCTTCACCATTTGCGTCTGTGTCAGCAAATTTTTCTATATCTAAGTAACAATGACACTCAAAAAGCTGTATTTCTTCATAATCTCCTTGTGCATAAACACCAGTTATAGATTCTTTTGTCTCATCGACGTCATCTTTATCCGCTTGACCTGATTCTATCTCTATATCTCTGTAAAATTTACTTACTTGTAGCTTGCGTAGCTCATTTTCTGTCATAGTTATGATCTGAGTTACCCTATCCGCAGAGTCGAGATCACTAGCATTGTAAGGAACAAGCATATCTTTAGCTTCTATAAACTTACTTACTTGCCTACCTAGTTGTGGGTCAACATAAACTTTTTTAAATGCACTACCACCAAGCCCTAAATAATACAACATTTGATCAAACTCAGATTCATACTCTTTCATTGTATGCATAATTGTGTAATTCATATAATCTGACACACGCTCTGCTTGTTTTTCTAAATCAGGTGTTGTCTTACCAAGTACTTGTGTGCGTACTGGACCTTTCGCTGGAAGTAATTCTTTATAGGCTTGACTTTGGAACTGTGTTACAGCTTCATTTAACATAGGGTGAACTACACCAGTAGCACCATCAAACGGTTCTGTACGACTTTCGTAATTTAAGCCTAGTAAATTTAAACCCTCACTATAAGTGTTCAACCATTCTTTTCTTGCACTTTTATCTTCATCTACTTTTTCTAGTACAAAGGCACTTATTCCAGCAAGGTCTTCATCATCTAGCTGTTCTGCTAAATTTGCCATAAAACCAGTATCTGTTATTTGTTCTTCTTCCGGAGACCCAAGTTCTACGGACCCATCATCAAGTTCTGTTATTTCTGCATCTTCTAATATTTGGGGCTTATCTTCTAATTCAACATCTACTGGATCAGGATCTAGTATTGGGTTGCCAACTAAAGTCAACTCCCTTTCTATATTATTATAAGGGTTTTTTGGTTCAGCCATTATTATCTCCTGAGACGATATAAAACTTGTCTCTCATACATTGTGCCACAATTTCTCGGGTTTGACTAGAACTTGGTGGAATGTACGTTGGGTCTTGGTCTTGCCACATTCTGTATAGTAAATACATATCGTCATATAATTCTTTGGGTTTAGTATCAACCGTAATATACAGCGTTTCTTCTTGGCATGTCATTGTCATAAACTTCATCCTCTGGGTGTGTTATAAATCCGCCCTCTCTAAATCTGCGTAAGGCTTGTGTAACTGTATCAACAAAGTCATCGTGTTCTCCTGCTGGAAACTTTGCACATTCTTCAATTACTTCTTCAGCCCAACGAGTATCTGGTGACCATACTAACCCAGATTCAAGTAAGGGTGCAACTGAATTTACACGACTAAATTTATCATTACCTCTACTCGGGCTATAGTTTTGTATGGGAATGCCCATCTGCCGTAGTTCGTGGGTCAATGGCATACCTGATGCTTTCGCCTCAATCAAGACACATTCTGGTTCCCAATATTTATATTCTTCTAATGCTACTTTCCGCAACTCAGGAAAGTCCCATCTACCACGCCTAGCATCACATAGAATGATGTTAGGAGGTCCACCTTCTTCTGGGTAAAAAACACCCCAAGTTGTAATTGCTGAAAAATCTGCTGTTTCTTTTTTGCTAAATGCTGTATCATAACTTTGCATAACGTAGCTGAGTGGTGGTATATCTTCCTTAGTCCAAGTTTGCCACCACTCCCTTTTTAATATAGCACTTGTTTCACTCGTTGGATTTTGTTGCCATTGAGCTTCCCACTTACCTACTGACAATGAGGCTTTAACCTTTAACAGTTCTTCCACTTTCCAAAAGTTACCCCACATCGCTTTACCATCTGGCAGTATCGCTGGAAACTCTACAACTTCCCATTGGTCAGCTAATATGTCTCGGGCTTGCTGTTTTATAAGTTTACCAGTTAAATCGATCTCACTCCACCGTGTCATTACGATAACAATCGCTCCTCCTGGTTGCAATCTTTGGCGAGGACCCGAGGTGTACCACTCATATGCAGATTCCAAAGCTGATGGTGATAACGCATCTTGTTCTGAGTGTGGGTCATCAATTATCATTAAATCTGCACCACGACCAGTTATTGCTCCACCTACTCCAGCCGCGAAGTATTCTCCTCCATCATTTGTTTCCCAACGTCCTGCCGCGAGACTGTCTGCACGCAACTTAACATCAGGAAAGACCAGAGAGTAATCGTTACTTGCCATAAGGTTTCTTACTTTACGACCAAACCTCACAGCTAATTCACCAGTATGGGTAGCTTGTATTATCTTTAACTTTGGATTCTTGCCCATCAACCAACTTGGCAATAAGTAACTTGCAAACTCAGACTTTGTGTGTCTCGGTGGCATATTTACAATCAATCGTTTTATTTTACCAGTTGCTAAATCATTAAACTTTTGTGCCATAATTTTATGGTGCTCACCTTCTATAAACTCTTGCCAGATTACACCGACATACTTCATAAAATCACCACGAGCTTGCTCAGCAGTACTTAACTGCTTTTGTTTTTCAATCAGTCGTAAGTAATGTTTAAGTTTTTCTTCAGGTATGTTTATAGGGGCTTTTGTCATTTTTTTATAAAAATTTTTCCATGGACCATGAACCTGATTTCAAATATACACAAAAGGGGGGTCATGTACAAATAATTTTCTGATATGGTATGATTCGTGCGGAACATGTATGCACTGAC